TGACTTTCAAAGCGGCTTACTGGGCCGGTTACAGGCACATGTGAGGCGCGGCGCGGGCTGTTACCCTTATCGCCTGACCCTGCGGTGCGCTGGATCGGTGGAACCCTAGTCCCTTGGGCGTGACCCGTGCGATTTGGCGATATGCTCTCCCCGCTCCCGGACCAACCCGAGAGGGTTTGAGAGTGCAGCCTGTCAATAGGGCAGGCAATAGTGTGTTAGCTTATTGATCTAACAAGCTTATTAGGGACGGCATGGAAACGCATCGCCGCAAAGCGCGCAGAGAATACGCAACAAGATCAAACACATGCGAATATAGCCTATCCCGTATTAGATGGCCTACGGTAGGCGTTTGATTTTCGGGTATGTAGGTAGCGGGCGGGTCCGAATAACGCATCAGCGGTCAATTGTGGGGGTCGTTTTTTGCCGCCGCCTTTGCCGCCGTAGCGCCGCCCGTGCGTTATTTCGCTTCCGGGGCACCGGAGATAGGGTCAGACGTTGCGCCGCTCTCTGGCGCTCTAATGCGGCCGCGACGGCGCATCATTTCCGCTCGCCCGCGTGCCCTTGCTTCCGGCGAACGCCGCCGGTCGCCCGTCTCATACCGCGCTAGCTGTTCCCGGATCGCCTGCCGCTCACTGATCTGTCGCGCTAGCTCGCCGTCCAGCACAGCAATGAACCAAGCCGGAGCGCGCCGCGTGCCGTTCGCCCAGTGCCGCATCAATACTTGCGACGCGCGCCCGTTCCCTAACCTCACAACCGTCTCTGCTATAGACGGACATCCCCATCGCCAAGCACGATCAAGTCGCGGAACCACCGTCGCCTCTATCGCCCTCCGTATCGGACCCGATACGATACCTCGACGGTACGCGGCGAGATGGCGGGCAGATTTGCCGGTGCGCGGCTTCCGTTTTGCCGTCATAGGCTTACCCCATAGTTCCGCCGCTTCCGACAGTCAATCCCAGCTCTCCGGCGACCGGGAACCGACACGCTGGCGAGCGTAAGAGGCCACGTCTAACGACTAACCGACGACTAATCGGCGGGAACCTATCGGCATTGCGTTAGACGGCAAGCACTTACGCCTAGCGCCGATCTGTATGTCAGTCAGGTCGCCGGGCAGACGGCGTTCCGTCCTATCCCGTAGGCGACGGTCGCTCGCCCGCGCCCCCTGCGACGTGGCATGGCCCAGTGCTTGGCGATTTCGGGGGCACCCCGCCTCTTTGCCGCCCCGGAAAATTTGGCATTGGGATTTCGTTAGACTATAAGGCTAACGGAGGTATGTATTATGGTTGATCGAGCGGAGTTATTATTGGCGGTAGGGCGAGTGAGGGCTGAGTATTCGCCGTTGGATCGGAGTTTAAGTTTGGTATGTATGGGGTTGGAGCGATTTTTGGCAGCTGAGGGGCGGAAGCGGGTTTTTGACAAGCGTGCTTACCAAAGGGAGTACATGCGGCGGTATCGTTCTGGGTTGGTTAAGAAGCGGCGGAAGCGTGGGCGCAAGTGAGCATGATTGAGCGTGTGGCGCGGGCGATAGCTGACAAGATGGAAGTTGACTGGCGCAATCCGCCTACAGTCAAGCCGTCATTGAGGATGATCAACAATATGGCCCGCGCTGCCATTGCGGCGATGCGGGAGCCGAGTGATAAAATGCTGGATGCAGTTGGGGTGCGGTATAACCGAGGCAACAAAAAATATTTCTGGCAAGCCATGATCGACGCGGCGTTGGAGGAAAAATGACTGGTACGCGCGCGTGGCGGCGGGATGTTGTGGCGACGCGGTTAGTGCCGAGTGGGGAGGCGCTGGTGCGGATTGATCTGGTTGGTCCTGATGCGCAGGCGCATTGGGAGAGTGTGCAGGGCGACATCAATCATTTGGATTACAAGGTTTACCGGTCTTACGCGGACAAGCGGGTTTGTGCTGGTCCGTTTACGGGGATGGAATTGGTTGCGGAGCCGCGCTGGCATGACGGCAATTTATGTTTGAAGCTCAGTGGGCGGTATGAGCGTGAGTTATGGGATGTGATTGAGAAGGCGATATCTCGCCAACCGCAGTCGGTTCTCAATATTGGTTGTTGTGAGGGGTATTATGCGGTGGGTCTGGCGCGCCGCCTGCCGCAGGCTGGGGTTTATGCGTGTGACATTGCGCTGGAGGCGATGCGGCTGACCAGCGAGGCGGCGGCGCTCAATGGGGTATCGGACCGTGTGGTTGCGTTTGTGACGGATCGCGGGGTTGGCATCACGCCGGAACCGCCGTGTCTGGTGGTCATTGACAATGAGGGAGCGGAGGAAGACGCGGTGGCATCGTTGCTGGCGCTCAACGGTGATTTCATCATCGAGTGTCATGATTTTCTCAATTCGGGGGTGAGCGAGCGGATTGCGGCGTTGCTGGCGGCGACGCATGAGATTGAGCGCATTGATCCGGCGCTGGACGCGGAGTTTATTGCGGCGCAACAGACGATGTTTTTGGGGATGATTTTCACTGAGAAGCGCGCCAAGCAAACTTGCTGGCTGGCGTGCTGGCGCAAACCGGTCTAGCTTGGCGGCGGAGAGGACACCATGGCGGAAGTCAATCCTGACATACTGGCGCAACTGCATCGCATTCATCAGGCGGTCAACGCCGGGACCTTGGACCGGGACAGCGTCAACGATGCGTTGCGCCTGATCCACGATTTCCTGACCGGCAAGGCTTATGAGGAAGCCCCGGAGGCGGAGGTTGCGGACGACGAGGCGGACGACGAGGCGGACGATGTGCACCCTACCAAGCGCGCCCCGCGCAAGAAGCGATAATCACTGACGAGCTAGCTGCGGTTTTGGCGGCGGCCCCGGACGGGCTGTTGCTGGAGTTCGGCACCGGGGCGGGCGGTTCGGCGCGCCGTTTTGCCGAGCGCACGCCGCGCCCGCTATGGACCTTCGACTGGTTTCTGGGTCTGCCCGAGACTTGGGACCAGTGGGATCAGGCCGGGGCGTTCACCCAGTTCGGCGAGATACCGAAGGTTCCCGACCATGTGCATGTCGTTGCCGGGATGCTGCAACTGACCTTGCCGTTGTTCCTGCGCCGCCACGTCGAGCCGGTGGCGTTCGTGCATTTCGATCTTGATCTGTACTCGTCCACCAGTTTTGCCCTGATGACCATCCACCAGCGCTTTGCCCATGGCGCGATCCTGTTGTTTGACGAGATGCTGGGGCGGCCGCGCAATCTGGAGCATGAGGGCAAGGCGTTCTGCGAATTTCTCAGGGCCACCAATTACGCCGCCGAGTATCTGGGGCAGATGCACGGCGAGAGCGCGATTTTTCGGCTCTTGACAGCGCCAGCGTAGTTTGCTTCGCTACACTTGTTGCGTGCTGAACCATGCCGTGCCACTGGCAACCCCGGCACGGCCCAAGCGGCGGGGCGGCTTTCGCGGGCCGCCCCGTTCCGGTGCGATGAAGACAATCCCGGTCATGTTGCGGCTTGATCCTGCGGACTGGAAGCTGTTCCAGCAGGAAGCCAAGGCGCTTGATCTGACGCGAGCGCAACTTATCCGCAAGATCATGCACCAGTGGCTGGAGAAGGCGAGCAAGAAAGCCAAATGAAGATCGCGCTGATCACTACGACGATCCATACGCCCAAGGTGCTGGCGCTGTACCGCAAGCATGCCGAGACGTTACCGGACGACTTCAGGACGTTTATTGCGGGCGACCTGAAAACGCCGGACTTGTTCGACGGACCGTGGGTTTATCTTGACCCGGTGCAACAGCAGGCGGCGTGGAAGACATCGCGCGTGCTGCCGTGGAACTCGATCACCCGGCGCAACATCGCGCTGCTGGAAGCGCTCAAGTGGGGCGCGGAGCTTATAATCACCATTGACGACGACAATATCCCGATCACTTCCGACTACTTCGATCATTTCGAACTGACGATGGCGAAGCCGTTCAACGGGCTGCGGGTGGCGTCCTCGACGGGGTGGTTCGATGTCGGCCAAATGGTTTTTCCGACAGCTTCACATCGAGGTTTCCCGGCTGAGAAGTTGGGAGTGCATGCACTTAACCCTTGCGTGGGCGCTAATATTGGGGTCTGCGCTGGTGTTGTTCTGGGCGATCCTGATATCGCTGCGGTGACCCGCATCGCCACCCATCCGATTACGCACGTGGCTTCGGAAGTCTTACGGGCGGGCGTGGTGGTCGATGCTTTGACGGTCTTCAACACCCAGAACACAGCGGTACTGCGGAGGTTTGCGCCATGCCTTTTATGTTGTCCGCAATTCGGCCGTTACGACGATATCTTCGCCTCGCTGATCTGCCAGAGGATGATGAGAGACGAAGGCTATTACGTTCACTTCGGGCAACCTTTCGTGTGGCAAGAAAGGAACCCGCACGATCTGAACGCCGATCTGGAACAGGAAGTGTTCGGCATGAAGCACGTGGTGCATCTGGCGGGCGTGCTTGACCATATGAAGACGTTCGCTGTTGATAAGCATCCGGTTCGCCAGATGTACGATGTGATTTCGCACGTTGGCTGGTGCCCGGACGGCGTAGCAGAGCTAGCCGATACGTGGATGACCGACGTGGAGAGCGTCCTATGACCGGTAGGGTTCCCATTGTTGATGTTATTGCAAAAGAGATAGGTGAAAAGCTGGAAGGTGAGAAGCTCGACACCGTGCTGAATGCCCTGTCTCTGGCTGTGCAGTACATCATCATGGAAGCGCCAAAGGAACAGCGAGAGAAATTATGGGCGTATTTCGTTAAACACACTGATGAGGACCTAACGCTGCGGCAGCTAGATGATGAACAAGGTCTGCATTAGCTACTCGTCCAAGAACCGGCTGCATTACACCAAGCAGACCGCCCCGCCGCTGCTCAAACAGGAGGGGTGGGACCTGTGGTGGTTCGACGCCTCTGACGAACCGGAAGCCCTGAAATACTTTGAGAAGGCCGACTGTTTCCGCGAGCGCCTGACCGGCGGGTCGTGCCGCTATATCGTCTATGCGCTGACCAAGATGCTGACCGATCCGACCTACGACTATGTCGGGCTGTGCGAAAACGATCTGAGGCTGGAACCGGGTTGGTTCAAGCCGACCATGGAACTGTTCGCGGACGGCGCGGAGCAGGGCTTGAAGGTCGGGGCGGTGTCGGCGCGGACCTACGTCGACCGCATACTGGTGCAGCGCAAGGGCCACGCCCTGATGCACAACATCGGCGCAGGCCACATCATCTTTACCCGCGAGGCGGCGGAACTCGTCCTCAACCAATACCGGACGGGATTTGCCGGTGAGAACCGGCGCGTCTTCAGCATGCTGTCGGGGGTCGATATCGGCCGCTACTGGGCGTTCCGGGGGCTGGACAACATGCTGGTGGCCGACTGGTCCTATGACCGGATGATGGCGCAGCGCGGCTGGGCGTCGCTGGCGCTGGTGCCGACCAGAGCTAAACAGCTAGATCAGATCGAGAAACAGGGCCTTAAGCTCGCTAAAAAACCGGTAAAGGAATTGGCTAACGATGTTGCCTTTAAGACGTTCGTAGATCGTTCTGGTCTGGTGCGGAGCGGGCATTTCGACCTGCCGACTACTCCCGGCGCACGACTGTTTTATGACACGATGTGGACTATCTTCCCGCACCAGATATTCACGTTGGGCGGCAGTTATTCCGGCGACTGGCGGTTCAAGTGGTCGCTGGGCTGGGGCTGTTTTGCGTGGAAGTCCGGGGCGGTCCCGCAAGGCAAGGTCAGGTTCAACGGCGGCACCGATGCCGCAACCTTCCCCACGGTCAACATCCCCTGCCTTGGCCCGGTCGATCTGGTGGTGTCTGGCGGCGAGGCGGGCGGCAAGGTCAAGGTCGAGGATGAGCTATCCGGCTTCTCCTGCGAACCAGAGCTTATACCGGAGGGCGCGGGCAATGTGCTGCAACTCGCCATCCCCGGCGGGCTGGGATACCGAATGGTAAGACTGACCGCTCTAACATCGGGTATCGTCTTCTACGGGGTCCGGGCGCGCGAGGCGCAACCCTACGTTCCGGGGGTGAAGTTCGACTTCAATGCCCTGCCGCCCCTATGATCCTGCAACTCAATCCGCCGCTGGAGATGATCACGCCATTGGGGGAAGCCGAAGCACACTTTCTGGAGAACGAGGGTGACCGGATTTTCTTTGGCGTATTCCAGAAGGTGACCGGAGAAAACTGGTGGTTCGAAAATCATCATGTGCGCCTCGCTACTTGCCTTACCAGTGGGAGGCCCAAGGTTTCGACTATTACGCTCTCTATGACGATGAAGTCCGCCCTAGCCCCTCACTTGAGGCGACACAAATGACTGAGCGCAAGTATTTGCCCACCATTGCCGATCTGATCGACCGGCTGTCGATTACGCTGATGAAGTCGATCTTCATCCCAGATAACCGGCGGGCTTATCTGGCAGAGATGAAGCTGATCATGGATGATATCGGCGCAGCTTGGACTGGATGGTCAAAGGGCGGCCCGTACATGAACCCAGCCAACTTGATCTATGCCGTTTTGGTTCTGATGCTCTCCAATCGCTACATCTGGGAGAACGAGGCGATAGCGCGCAAGTCCGGTAAGGGCGGACGCTTACGCGCTACACACAGCGTCAATGGTGTGCGCAACCGCGCCAAGAACGAAATATCGAAAATCTTCGGCGAACGCGTCGATCACAAGATTGATTGTCTTGCCGCCGATTTGCCCACCGATGTCGGGGACTGGAGGGTCTTTGACTGAGCTTCACGAAATCCTGCGCATCAATCAAGAAGAGATGTGGGAAAAGCTGAACTCGTCCGATGTCCAAGAAATAAAGGCGCAGTTCCCGCTGTATTACTGCGTCAATGGTGCGGGCACGATCACGATGTGGCCGCGCCTGACTGATGATGTGAACCTTAGATTGTATTGGGCGATTAGCGGAGAAAACGATGCGGCGGGTGTTAATTACCGGCAGTCACGGGTTCGTTGGGCGGCGCTTCGTCAAGCATTTCGCCGACTGTGGCGATGAGGTTCACTGCGTCGATAACATGGTGTCGGGCGTGCCGACCGAAGACTGGGTGCATAAGCCCGACAAGACCGACAAGCTGCGGATCAACTTCGCCGATTGTCGGTCCTTCCTGATGGCTCTCCAGCCGGGCGCTTTCGATCTGGTGATCCATTGCGCTGCCGTGGTAGGCGGCCGGTTGAAGATCGAGCATGACACGCTGGCCGTTGCCACCGATCTGTCGATTGACGCGGAGTTTTTCAATTGGGTGGTGCGTGGCAAGACCATGCCCAAGGTGATCTATTTTTCATCGTCCGCTGCGTATGGATCGATGTACCAGACACGGGACAATCCCGTAGGCGCGATGGAGCTTTATGAAGAACTCATAGAGTTTAATGAAACCATAGCGCTGCCGGACATGACCTATGGCTGGGCCAAGGTGTCCGGTGAGTATCTGGCGAAGTTCGCTGCCGAAGAGTACGGGTTAGATGTTCACGTTTACCGTCCGTTCGGCGGCTATGGCGATGATCAAAGCTTCGACTATCCGTTCCCGTCGATCATCCGCCGCATCGTCAATGGCGAGGACCCGGTCATGGTCTGGGGTTCCGGCGATCAGCGCCGCGACTTCATCTACATCGATGACGTAGTTGAGTGCATAATCCAGAGCATGGACGCTCCGCCGGGCACTACCCTCAATATCGGCAGCGGTGTCGGTACATCGTTCCGCGAGCTAGCCACGCGCTCCTGTGAGGTCCTTAACGTGCACCGGCTTGTGCGCAACGACCCGGACAAGCCGGAAGGCGTCTTCAGCCGCGTTGCCGATGTAACCAGAATGGCCCGGTATTATACGCCACGGATCACGTTGGAAGACGGCATCGAGCGTGTAGCGTACCAGATCAGGAAGATCAATGGGCGATAGAGAAACAGCGGTCAAGTTTTTCAACCAAGGCGTAGCTTGCATCAACGACAAGTCGAAGCCGACCAATCCGTCGACTGCGTTCCAGCTATTCGCGTCCGCCTGCCATCTCGATCCGACATGGGCACAGGGCTATTTCCAGTACGGCAACAACTGCATTGACCTGAACTTCTACAAGGCCGCCATCGCCTCGTTCCGCCGCGCGCTTCAGCAGAGCAATACCAGAGAAGAGATGGCGAAGACCTACTCCAATCTGGGCTGGGCGTTGTTCGTGGACGGACAGATCGACGCTGCGGGCAAGGCACTGGAGCGCTCGTTAGAGTTGGACAAGTCTTACCCGGCGACATGGACGAACCTGTCTCAGGTCTACAGCCTGCTGGACGACGACAAGCGCGCCATCGAGCATGCCAAGAAGGGCTGGGAACTGGAGCCGGACAACCCGGTAACGGAGGCGGCCTATGCTTTTGCTCTCTTATTCGGGCGGCGGCTTAAGGATGGGTTTCGCCACTTTGAAATCCGCTTCAAGTGGCGGCTGCACCAGTTCCTACAATATCCGTATGCCAAATGGCTGGGCGAAGAGGACAAGACTGTCTTTCTGGTTGCCGATCAGGGGATGGGCGACACTCTGTGTTTTGCGCGTTTTGTTCATCAGGCGGCCAAACGGGCGAAGTTCATTCATGCTTATGTGCAGCCGGAACTGATGCGGCTGTTCATGCACGCCTTCATTGACATCCCGAACATAAATCTATTGCCGTTCGGGTCGTCGTTCCCGCAGGCTGACGCATGGACGACGTTCGTCAGTCTGCCGTTCGCGCTGGGGTTGAGCGATGAGGAAATCCGCAAGCAGAAGCAAGTCTCTTACCCATTGCTGTCGCTACCGACAACGTGGATGGTGCCCGATCAGAAAGTTCACATTGGTATTCAGTGGGGCGGTTCAAAGCTCAACGACATTGACAAGTACCGATCCATACCGGTGGATTATTTCCTCGACCTTTGCCGGGTGCCCGGAGTGCATCTCTATTCTATCCAAGTTGGCGACCACGCGGAGGACGCGAATGTCATTGGTGCCCCCGCACTTATTAAAAATCTCTCTCCGTACATCCGGGACGTTGTTGATACCGTATCCCTCTTGCGGGATTTGGATTTAGTCATCTGTTGCGAAAGTGCGCTGGGCCATATCTGCACCATGGTCGGCAAGGAGTGCTGGATCGCGTCGTCGTTTCAGGGCCGCGATTACCGCATCGGTCATAAAGCCAACGACATGCTGTGGTCGCCCAAGCACAGGATTTTCCGCCAAGGCAAGGATCGGCAATGGCAGCCGGTATTCGACATGATCGTTGAGGCGCTGGATGAACGTGTTAACTCAAAGCGTAAACAAGATCGACTTCACGGCAAACGGTCGCCGGTTCTCGTTTAAGATGACCTACCACGCGGACAACGCGTGCGACCGCGACATGATTGCCTGCTTCCAGAGCGAAGGCATCTGCGAACCCGAAGTGGTGTTGGCGATGGAGCGCATCGTAAAGGAAGGCGACATCGTCATTGATGGCGGCGCTAACATCGGTTTCTTCACGCTGCTGCTGTCGCAACTGGTCGGGCCGAAAGGCAAGGTGTTCGCCATCGAGCCGGGACAGAACAATCTGTGGAAGCTGGAAGAGAACGTCCGTATCAACAAGGCTAAGAACGTCGAGATTATCCGCACGCCGCTATGGAAAGACCACGACCCGGTGACGCTGCATCTGCGGGCGGAGGGTGGGCGCAATTCGTTGTTCTCCGGGCATAGCCAAAGCAGCACGACCGTAACGCCATGCACGCTTGGGGATTTCCCGGATGCTGCCGTTGTTAAGCTTGATATTGAAGGCGCAGAATTGGCGGCAATGCAGTTCAAGGGCGCGTTGTCAGCCCCGTTTGTCATTGCCGAGATGAATGATTTTGCGCTGCGGTGCATGGGCGCGAGCGCTGCCGAATTGCGTCGGTGGATGGAAGCCAAATGGGGCTATATAACGTTTCTGTTGCAGCGCGACGGCAGCCTGCCGATGCTGGTGCCCGGCCAAGTCAATCTTGTCGCCACTCGCCAGAATACGAACGTTTTGTTTTCTAATATGGCTTCGGTTGTTCGTGCATGGCCAGAGGTTCGCGTATGACCAAGTGGATCGAAGGCGGCAATACTGAAACGAAATTTTGTGGGTATACCAGTAAGGCGCTGCAAAGGTTTATGGAGGCGGGAGGTACGTTTCGGGGCCGCTATGGTCAAGCCGTGACGCTTTATCTTCCACAGCACAAGCGCGGGGATGATGATGAAGAGTGGGTAACGATCATGTTTCATTCGAACCAAGTTGAAGCGCACAAACGAACAAAAAGAGGCATAAGATCGAGGGGGTTTGAGCATTGCGGTCAAGTATCTAGCTACATATCCACCCTCAAGAGGCGCAAGTGACCGACGAACAGTTTTTCCAGATATTCCCCGACCGCAACTACCACATCCGCAAGCCGGTGAAGGAGATAACCATTGACAAGCAACGTGCTGCGCACTTTGGCGATGAATGTGAGGCGGAATTTCGCACTCTTGGGCCACACAACCGGGATCGCCGCCGCCTACTACTTTATCGCGTACCGCGCGATAACCCTTGGTATTCGCCTGACAAGCCGCCGATACTCAAAGTGCCCTTCTTGGCCTTTGCTGACGAAACAATCGAAGATCGAGATGATATCCTAGCGCCGATACTGCACGGCATCATGGAAGACGCGAGGGCGCGCGGTGGCTAGTTGGTCGCAAGATGTCTATTCGTCCATGGTGCAGTCTATTGCCTATGACAGCGACAGCGGGACTATGATCGTTACGTTCAACACGGGTAAGTCATACGCCTATGCCAACGTACCTGAAGACGTGGCTACGGAAGCGGCAAACGCAGGAAGTGTTGGAGACTACATCAATTCTAGCATCAAGGGACAATACAGCTTCCGCCGTCTTTGAGACGATGCTGTGGCTGGGCAGGGATGCCATGGTGCGCCAGCACTGGGCCGCAGCGGACTGTTATGGCAGGGCAATGCTACGCATACGCAAGGATATCGAGAATGAAGCAAAGCGAACCGTTCAAGGCGATGGAAGAAAAGATTGAGCGCAACGGCGAGGAAGCCTTTGGCGGGGCTGTGGTGATCGTCCCGCCGGGGCGGGAAGACACCATGGAGTGGCTTATCGTTGACACCAAGAGCGATCTGTTACGCTTCTGGGTGAAGCTTAAGACCGACATCGACGCCATCATTCAGAAGCTGGACGAGCGCGCCCGGTTGCAAACGTTTGGCGGCCGGTAGTCAGAGATGAAGCGCGCTGGGCAACATCTTCAATAGCGGTATCAGAACGTAGAACAGCACGATTGCCACGACTGCTATCAGCAGGACCACGTCAATCACCTGCTTGAGCCACGCATCCATCGGGATCAGTCCGATTATCATGCGGACCGCCCACAGGATGAACCCGGCAACTATTAAGGCTATGATGATCTGGACTAGCGTCGCCATCATGGACTGATAAGTTCCCGCTATGCCCTACGGTTCCAAGAGCGTCGTATCCGATACAAACGCTGCCGTTACGGACAGCATTTGGGATGTCCCCGGTGTTGGTGCAGTGCCGCAAGAGGTGCCCAGCGTTGCCCAAGCAGTGGGGCAGAATATAGCGACGTGGGCGGCAAGTCCTCACGACGTTATGCAGGTCCAACAGCCGCAGGTTGCCGGTCAGTGGTCGGATGTGGACGAAGCCATCCGGCAGATGAATTTGGCGCAGCAATATCAGTGGGGACCGGAAACCGCGATGATTATGATGGGGCTAGGCGGCGCTCCCCCGGAAGCCTCTGCGGCCATGGGGCGACCGTCCATCGAATACCTCAACGCACGGCGCGCGGCCAAGCCAGCGGGCGGCGGCAAGACCTACGCTCGCGGGGCCAAGCAAGCTCCTGATGTCGAAGCCATGACGCCAGAGGAACTGACGGCGGCGCTGTCCGAAAGCGCATGGCGGGAACAGAGCATCGCGCAAGAGGCGTATTGGGACAAACTGTTTGAACAGTTTGGTCTAACGCGCGGCTACGGCTTGGAGGACACTTTCGGATCAGGCAGCCGCCAGCTTGGCAAAGTCATCTTTGCTGAAGAGGGCGGTCAGGTTTTCAAACGACAGCCAAAGGGGCGCTGGCCGACCTACACCGCGCAAAAGGCCACTGGCGAAACGCAAGAGTTCAGGAGCGAGGATAAGGCTGTGGAGTGGCTGGGCACCAAGATACCAGCTCAGCGCCCTGAACCGCCAGCCAGTCCTATGGAGTTGCCGCCTTGGGAGGAACCTATCAAAGCCTATCACGGTAGTCCGCACGACTTCCCGGCCTTTAGTATGGAGAAGGTGGGAACGGGGGAGGGCGCGCAGTCTTACGGCCATGGGCTTTATTTTGCGGAAAATCCGCAAGTGGCCGCAGAATACCGCAAAGCCTTAACTCAAGCTCAAATAGACAAAGAGGGATTTGCGAAAGGCTATCCGGGCAAAACTTACGAAGTCAACATCAACGCCGACCCTGAGCATTTCCTAGACTGGGATAAGCCGCTGAGTGAGCAGAGTCCGAAAGTTCAAGAGACGTTGCAAAAAGTTTTGCCGGGTTATGAGGAAAGTCAGTTTATTTCCCGCAGTGGTCGCAACGCTTACGAAGAATTTGCTAGGGGGCGCGGTAGCAACCCGCTAGTTGATCTTGCCCTTGGTACACCGACGCGGCCGGGAATAGACCATGCTGCCGCAAGTCGCGAACTTCGCGAAGCAGGCATCCCCGGCATTAAGTATCTGGATCAGGGGTCGCGAAACGCTCAAGTAGTATTTTCGGAGAATTCAGAGGGCGGCCATTACTTTGTCGGCAATTCTAATAAGCCATATGCGACGCGGGCTGAAGCCGACGCCGCTGCTGCAAAATTGGGCCCGACCCACAACTATGTCGTCTTTGACGACAAGCTAATAGACATCGTCAAGAAATACGGCATTGCTGGATTGATTGGCGCAGGTGCATCTAACTGGTCACCGGGCAAGGCAGAGGCGAGCGAGGAACAGCAGGGCCGCGAAGAACCGCCGCTGTATCGCGGCGGACAGGCTGTAAAACGCTCCGCTCCTGCCGGGCGCAATCCGCTTCAGCCCACACCAGAGGGTGGACCCAAGAACATACACGGTGATGTTCAGCAACCGATGAAGATGGCGGGCGAGACCGGGCAGGTCGCGCCCGGTAACATTGATCTTCATAACCGACCAGTCGTTAAGAACCCTGATGGCTCAATTAGCACTGTTAGATCGATAACTATTACAGACGATCAGGGTCGGGGCATTCTCATTCCGACCGTAGTCGGCAACAAGGTTGTGTCCGATAAGGAAGCGGTCAAGGAATACCAGAGGACCGGACAGCATCTTGGTATCTTTAGCAGCGAAAAGGCCGCTAACGCCTATGCGAACAAACTGCATAAGGAACAGGCTAAAGAGTATCTGAAATGAATGGATGGTCGAAACAGAAGCGCCGGATCATGGAGCGCGGCTTCTATGCGTTCCTCAATCGCACCTTCGTCAACTCCAAGGAATACGGCAGGATATGTCTTGGCCAAACCCTCTATGACGGACAGAAGCGATTTATCAAGACCGTGTTCGATGCCCTTGAAGCCGACAAGCACAAGGTCTTCGTTCTCAAAGCCAGACAGTTGGGTCTGTCAACTATCTCCCGTGCGCTGTCCGCTTTTTATATTGGAATGCACGACGGGATGCAGGGTGCCCTTGTCTTTGACACAATGCCTCACCGCGATAGCGCGCGTATTGAACTCGCCAAACTAATCCGCAATCTCGATCCGTCGCTCAAGTTTCCGCGCGTGCTAGGTGTTGGAGGAGCCGGAAACAGGGACAGTCTGCAATTAGAGAACGACGCGCGTATCCTGTTTCTATCGGCAGGCACCCAGCAACGTAGTACGTCAGGCACGCTAGGGCGTTCTGAAGGTCTAACGATGGCGCATCTTTCGGAGCTTTGCTCCTACGATAATCCGGAGGGGTTGAAGGCATTTGAGCAGTCCATGTCCGAATTTCACCCCGACCGCCTCTACATCTACGAAAGCACGGCGCGCGGTTACAATCAATGGAAGGATATGTGGGACGACGCCTGCGCCGACACGGTGCATTGCGAAGCTCTGTTCCTTGGGTGGTGGTCGCGGCAGGACCAGAGGATCGGACGGGATGATCCGGACTTTGAGATTTACGGAGCGGAGCCGCCGTCGTCCAAAGAAATGGAGCGGATGAATGCGGTCAAGCGGCTTTACGGTGTGGAGATTACGCCTGAACAACTTGCTTGGATACGTCGCAAGATCGATCCAACTGCGCGACCCGAAGGCGATACTGATGCAGGCTTCGAAGCCGAAGACAACGTCATGCTCGCCGAACAGGCTTGGACCGCCGAAGAGGCGTTCCAGCAGACTGGTTCAAAGTTCTTCGGCGCGAAGGCGCTTACCGAAATAACGCGCAAGGGCGCGTCGCACAGCTTCAAGGCTTATATGTACTGGGCGGGCGAAGAATTTCCGCCAAGAATATTTCACGCAGAGAACCTGAAGATGACCGAACTGAAGGTCTGGGAGGAACCGGACCCGGACGGGATTTATGTTCTGGCGTGCGATCCGGCGTACGGGGAGAACGAAGAGAATGATCACTCAGCAATACAAGTTTGCCGATGTTATGCTGACGGACTTGATCAAGTGGCTGAGTACTCATGGCCGCTCGTCACAACTTATCAGCTTGCATGGGTTATCGCATCGCTATTGGGATGGTACGGGCAGGGACGAGCGGAAATACGATATATCCTTGAGCTTAATGGACCCGGCACCGCAGTCTTTAACGAATTAAAGAACCTCCGGGGCAAGGTCGAGAACTCCCGGCATGCTTCGGGAGAGACTGAAAAGGGCCTTGCCGACATCTTCCGCAACGTTAGAACCTATATTTACACCCGCGCCGATAGCATGAGCGCAGGATACAACTACCACTGGGTCACCAACATCAACCGTAAAGTCATGGTGATGGAGCGGCTACGCGACTTTGTCGGCAACGGCAAGCTTCGGGTGCGCTCCCATTCCCTATTGGGCGAGATGAAGTCGGTGGGCCGGGACGGCGACAGCATCTCCGCCCCGCGCGGCATGCGCGATGACCGGACCTTTGCCATGGCGCTGGCCGTGCATTATTGGGAAACCAAGGTGATGAACGCCATGGTCGCCCAGAAGCGCACCAGAGAGGCGGAAGCAGCCCGGCGCAGGCTGTCTATCGTTGACCAAGTGACGCTGTTTAACCAAAATCAATTCGAAATGTTCTTCGCGCAAAAACGGGCGCAGCGAACCAGTCTGCGCCAGCAGATACTGCGTCAGCAATGGCGGTCACAGGGCAGGCGATGGTGACGGTGGTCAAGGTGCGGCTTCAGTGTCCAGAGTGCGCTCACAAGTTCTACGCCAAGACGGCATTCCCGGAGTGCTGCCCCAATTGCGCCTATGAGTACGACCCGGAGCCGGATGACACCGTCATCTCGCTGCCCTCGCTACGCTCCGCTACCACCAAGGCGACCGATAAGGTCTACCGGGACATGGAAACGGCGTCGATCCACCGCGCCGAACAAGCGGCAGAGATGGCGGGGGTGCCGGTTTCTGAAATGTCGCATCTGAAGATCACCAACCTGCGCGACAACGTGCAGAACGGTGAGACTTATGCGATGCCGGTAAGGAATGCCGTTACGGATGCGATGGATGCCATGCGCGCCCGTGGCGGGCAGGCTGGGTTCATTGACGGCAGCGGCTTTGCCGCCAACGTCAATCAGGGTTACGCCCCACGGGCGGGGGCCAACGTACTCGATAGGATTAATCCTAATGCGCGGTCCAACAAGCTTGGAGCGACCTTCAAATGATCCCCGGTGGCGTTCCCGACAAAAAGAAGGACCTCATCGCCAAGGCGAACGAGTGGATCGAGATGTGCCGCGCGTCACAGGGCATGCGCGCGTCCTACTACCGGACCATGAATGCGCTGGCGGAAACAGGGCGCTATGACGGCACCAAGTCGCTTTTGAACATGCTGCACAAGGCGCTGGATGAAACAGCCGCCCATTTGTTCTCTCCGGTAGAGCTTAAATTCAGCATGGACTTCGAACGGCCCTACCCAAAGGACATCTATGCCCGTGGGGCAGAGGCGGCGAAGGGCGTGACCCGTATCTGGGAGCGCAATTCTACCGATATCGCCTTTGGTCGTGGGGTGTTCGAAAGCCTTAAATACGGAGCGGCGCTGCTAAAGCAGTTCGTGACCATGGAGGGGACAGACGAGCATCCGGTTTATTACGACCGTCTGGTCATGCCATGGAACTTCGGGGTGTGGCGGGAAGACGAGAACAGGATCGACCGGCAGGAAATCCTCTGTGAGACTTATACGCTAACGGGTCCGGAGGTCTGGCAGCGCATCTGGAGGATGCCCAACGCTGAGAAGCTTTATCTGCGGATCATGCAGCACGCGCGCGCCGGTCAGGCTACTGGGGAGCCGTCCAGCTTCTTCCATCAAGTGCTGTCGACATCACAAATCAATACCGGGGTTCAGAGCATGGTGTCGCCGGTCCCCGGCGGCATCGTTCAACTCAACAACGACCCTAATTACTCGCTGATGGGTCCGGTGGTCGCTGCCGACATGGTTACGGCGCACGAATTGTGGGTCAAGGACGAGCATGACTACACCACAATCCAGATGATCCAGCCCGACATCATCGTTACTCCCCACATGGACGGTGATGTGGTTTTCAGGAAGGGCAACCTTCTGGGACGGGGTAGCGGTCTACAACCTTACCGCCTTATCCAGCCTAATGAGACAAGCGGTTGGTTTTGGGGTCGATCTGAGCTTGTTGATTTGATCGAACCTCAAGCTCTGCTGTCGCAGTGGTGCGAAGACCTTAAGCGAATGTACGGCTTGCAGGTCGACAAGCTGATCTTCTTCTCCGGGGACACCTCAATCACCGATGAACTTTATGCCCAGTTCCGTGGTGCCGGGTACGGCAACCTGCCGCAAGGGGCGCAGCCGCACGATTTGACCCCGCAAATTCCGCCAGAGGCGTTGCCTCTGCTGGAGTGGATACAGGAACAGATCAACATCCTGCGCGGGTTCCCCCGGATCATGCAGGGGCAGGGCGAACCCGGTGTGCGTGCGGGCAGTCACGCCAACATGCTGATGAAGACAGCATCGCCGACCCTGCGCGACCGCGCCCTGATCGTGGAGCGTCAATGTGCGGAGTGCGCCGACCTGACTGCATCGCTGCGCGAGCTAAAGGATGAAAGCTTCTATTGGACGAGTGCGCAGGCTCCGGTGATTGAAAGCATCGAGAAGACCAAGTTTTTGTTAAGCGATCTGCCGCCGGATTGGCGCATTACCGTGGACAGTCATTCGTCGTCTCCGATCTTCTCCGATGAGAATACGCAACTGGTCTTCTCCGCCCACCAGCGCGGCATCGTTGACGACGAATACGTCGTCGACAATACGCCGCTGCCGAACAAGGAAATTGCCAAGCTAGGCAACCGCGAGCGCAAGGAGCAACAGCGCCAGCAATTCCAAGCGATGCAGCAACAGCATCCGGAACTGGCCGAGAAGCTTATGGAGAAGCAGCTTACTGGCGGAAAGCGCCGTTAGCTGAAAACGGAGTGATGACGCCGGGTCCTGCTTGGTTCATCCGCATTGCCGCCATCAGTACCGGGTCGGCTTTCGCCTGATTGTTGGCGTCGATATTCGTACGCATCTGGTGCAGTCCGCGTTCGATATGGGCCAGCTTGGACTGGTTCAGGTCTTCGAACATCACACCGTGAATGCTGTTGACGCCAATAACCACTTCCTGACCGTAGTCGTCCTTCAGAGCAACTACCGATCCGGGCGGTGACATTTGGAAAGTGGACTTGGCGCTGTTGATCGCTTCTTGGGTTTTGAACAGCAGCGTCCATGGAACTGGCGACGTGCCGAATACGATGGTTAGGGCGAACATTTAATTCCTCCTCGACATTGCCCACTCGATGAACTCTTCACGCGGGAAGCGCACGCGCTTCGATATGTATACCGCAGGCGGTCCGCCTTTCTTGCGCGGTATCTGGCAAAGCTTCCAAAGCGTGGTTTTTGATATACGCAAAAAGCGGCAAGCGTCCTTCGATGTCCAGAGAGATGGCGGGTCAATCGTAGTGGGAGCCATTTTCGACCAATCTGTACGGGAGGATACGTTGCGGCCGAAACACTTTGTTATGGATAGAAAAAAACTGTGGAGTTTGTCAAGGCAAGGCGGGATGCTTCGGCGTTGCGGCGGTGTGAGCCGTTAACCATGGGCTGATCGCTCGCCCTCAGATGGAGTGAACAATGGAAACGCTTCGTTTCCGGCGTGGTCGTAAACACCGTCGTCGGTAAATCAATCCTGACACGATTGGCAGACGGCGGCCTTGCGTCTTTAGTGCGGGCCGCCGTTTAACAACAGGACACAATGCCCCAAATTCCAACACCGTCAGCACCACGCCCGCCCGGTCCGGGTGGCGGCGGCCCGCCCATGGGTTCGACGCCTGCCGTCAGCCCTACTCCAAATCGCGGCGGTGAAGCTTCGGCGTTGCAGGCTGCGGCTGCCGCCGCGCAGATACTGACGCAAGCGCTCAATGCTGCTGGAGCTACGTCGGAAATAGGCGGCAAGATTTTGGATATTTTGAAAAGCTTAAATAAACTAGCGCCGCCCGGTAGTGCATCGCCTGCGGGACAAAAGAACGTCATGGATCAGGCACAATTGCGTCACGCCCAGCAGAACCAGCAAGCACAACAGTTGCGCGCTCAGATGATGAAGCAAGCTGGCGGCGGCGCAGGCGGCGATCCTCCGGGAATGAGTGGCGGCGGTCCGCCAATGGCAGCCTGACATGGACCTTTTTGAAAACAAAAATCACAACGGTTTGATCTACAACGGATCGAAGCCGGTGCGGGTCATACAAAGCCCGGAAGATGGCCACGGCAATCTGTACGGTCTGTTAGATCAAGGCCATTACGGCACCCAGCACACACAGCAAGCCAGCGTTCGTAATCTGCCCAATCGAGACTTAGGAGCCAAGTCATGAGCAATCTGAACATCTTTCAAAATTCCGCCAAGTCGATCCCGGAAAGCGATGAACAGATCGTGCGGGTCGACTTGATGCAAGCCGACATCGGCGGTCGCCATAGTCATCTCCCGGCTACGCACATCTCCAAGGAATTGCCGATTTCGCACGTCCCGAACGCTAGTTCAACACCGGGATCGAAGTAGCCATGGCGAAGATCGAAGTAGACGAAGAGGTGTACAATCTGGGGCAGCGCACGCTGCACACGATGCGCCGGATTGCTTCCAATCCAGAGAACGCGCGCGCACTGGAAGCGATGCACAAGAAAATCGATCCGAATGTCGCCACGCCGCTGGCGGACGCGGAAAAGCTAGCCAACGCGCGCGTTTCCGATCTGGAAAAACAGATCAGCGAAATGAAGAAGGAACAGGACGATGAGAGGAAGAAAGGCGAAGAGGAAAGGGCGCAGGGGTTATTGAGGTCCAAGTGGGACAGCGGTCGCCAGAAATTGATCGACCAAGGCTTCAGCCCCTCAGCAATCGACAAGCTTGAAAAAGAGGTGATGGAACCCAAGGGCATTGTCGACCACGAAATTGCAGCCGCTTGGTGGGAAAAGCAGAACCCGCCTCCGCCTCCAGCCATGCCCGGTGGTGTCGGCGCATGGAACTTCCTAGAGACGCCCCCCGAAGACAAGGACAGCGATATCAAGCGCCTGATCGAAACTAGGGGCAACAGTGATGTTGTCACCGACAAGATGGCTCGCGATGCGCTGAACGACTTCCGTCAACAGGTCGCCCAAGCGAACAGACGGCGTTAGAAGGAGAATGACAGATGCCCCTTCCCGGTATTGGCGTCGCCCCGGCGGCCGGATCGCTTTATAACGAGTTAGCCGCCGTTACGCGCCGGGCTTTCGTCCCCCGCCTGTTCGTTCAGATTTATTTCGGGTCCGCCAGTCTCTACTACATGATTGGCAACGCCCAGCGGGCAGCGGGCGGCCTGAACCAGATCACCATCCCGGCACAAGGCCAGAGCATGGTGCAGGGGCAGTTCGTCGGGTATGGCGGCGGGTTCAATTCTCCGGTCGTTACACCGGGGATACAGAACCTTCAGTTCAATCTCGCCTACTGGGTCGTTCCTGTTCCGCTGCCGTTTGGCGAAACCGTCATTCAGGCGACGGAGCGGGAAATCAGTCTGCTCAAGGCCCGCATGAACGATGTCTACGCAGTGACGCGCCAGCAGATGGCGCGTTTGCTGTATCTGAACAACACCACCAACTCGCTGTTCCCGGACAGCTTCCTCAACGCCTTCGACAACGGCACCAATTTCCCGGTCTATGGCGGCATCAACCGGACCGCGACCGGCAACACGGCGTTCCAAGGGCAGTTGATCAGCATGACCACGGGCGCGTACTCGACCGCCACGGTCACTACGCTGGGCTTCAACCGTTCGACCATGGCGACTTTCATCGCCCAAGTGACGGACGCTGCCGGTGGCGAAGCGCCGACCTTCGTCGTCATGTCGCCCGGCGACTATGCGACGCTCAACAACGCCTTTATCGGGATCGAGCAGCTTAACCCGGTTGTGGGCAATGCCTACAACATGGACACGCAGGTCCGGACCAGCTTCCCGAACCTCGTTGTGTCGGGGGTGCCGGTCTTCAACGATCACTTCTGTCCGAAGGGGCAGATATTTGCGGTCAACTGCAAGTACACGGCAATGTACCTGTCAGAAGACGCAGCCTTTGATTTCTCAGGGTTTTACAGTCTGGTCCCCCTTGGACAAATCGGTCAGCAGGGGGTGACCGTCGTCGGCTATGAAGTCTGCACCGGCAAGCCGTCAGCCAATGCCGTCACTACCAGCAACATCGGCGGCGCGCAGTTCTAAAGGAGAGACAGCAACATGTCTGGTCCGCTCTCTGGTCCCGGCCAAGGACTTCAGTTTCCGCAGAACCTGTACCCTTCGGAACTGGCCAACTCGACGTATGACGCCTCGTCCAATCGCGTTTGCTTGGCGGGCGGTCAGTCGCTGGTTGTCCCGCGCGGTACTTGGATAATCACGGAAGGGATGTACTGCGTCCTCCAGTACCTCGATCCGGTGACCAATACGTGGACTACTGGCGCGTCTGGAGCGTGGGAACCCGGAAACCGCATCATCGATAGCGACGGATTTTCTGTTCGCGTGGCCAACCTGACCGGCTGTCCGGTCGCTGCGACCATCATTCAATACGGCAGCGGCTGGGTGCAGTCCTCGACCACTGTAGGCGTCACAGGGGGTGGCGGTTCGACGTGGGCGGCGATAGTCGGTGGTCAGTTGGGCAACGCCACCGTTACGGCGGCGGGGGCAGGCTATGGTGTGGCTCCCTTAGTCTTTATCCCGCCGCCTCCCAGCAATGAGAGCAACCCGAACGGCTTAGGTGGCGTTCAGGCGTCCGGTTACGCGGTCATCGCGTCCGGTACGGTATCGGGCTTCACCTTCAATAATCCCGGCGCTGGCTATCCAACCGCTCCTACGGTCGTTGTGGTGCCGTCGCCGTTCGATCCGAACCTTGCGACCGGTATTACCGCCGCGACGATCACCGTCCAGACGGTGGGTGCCGGTTCGATCACGGCCGTTCTCTGCACCAATAACGGCAACACGCTCACTCCGGGGAACTTGACGCTTACGCCTTCCGGCGCGGGCAGCAATGCCACGCTGGCTCCGGTGTTCATGATGACTTGCATCACCGCGAGCTTGACAGGCACCGGGACAGGCTGGGGCACCTTGGGTGCCGGTCTGACCTCGACCGGCGGCGCGCCAAGCGTTGGCACGATCACCAACGGTCCGGACTTCCTGCATCTGACCTTCAAGCCGCGTCCATTGCAGGCGACGCTAACCGTCACTGCTTTGGGCACGGTAGCGGCGCAGCTTGCGACCATCATTGACGGCGGACTGTTCGAAGGCGTGCCGCAGCCGTCGCAACAGGCCGGTGGCGCAGCCGGTACTCCGGTTGGCAACACTATCGCCCTGACGATGGGGACCACTCAAGACATCATCGTTATGCAACCGCTGAAGACATAAATGGCGACCTATTCGGTAGGGACGACGGGGTATCGGCCGCAGAACCCGTTTGCGATTAAAACCCTGACTATCCCGGATACATCGCTGTCTAATTCCGGAACTGTCAGCGCCGTTTCTGCCGCTGGGCCGTTTAGTGTGCAACAGGCGATCATGTCTAGCGGCGATCTGGTATTGATCAGACGGCAGGATCAATCAATCGGTAGATACCGGATCGATGCGGAGCGTTCTACGTCAGGCTATATCGTCTTTCTCCCAGCGTGATAAAACGGCGCGGGAGACTGTGCCGTGCTGGCTTCATACATCACCCAGACCCAGCGGTTGCTTCAGAACCCCGGCGCTCCGATCAGTCTGTATTCGACCGCCGACATCACGTCCTATGTCAATATCGCTCGCGGCCAGTTGGCAGGCGAAGCGCGCTGCGTCCGTGTTCTAGGAACGGTCACTACAACCATCGGGCAGCGGGTCTATCCATTTTCCAGCATGAATGTCGGATCGCCGTCGACAACCGGAGTGCAGGGGGTAATCCACATCCGTTCGATACGGTTTGCGGTTGCTCAGGGTTTCAAATGGATAGCCCCCAGAGCGTGGCCATGGTTCGAATACTATCACCTGAATAATCCTGTCCCCACTTCCGGGCAGCCATCTTCGTGGGCGCAATACGGTCAGGGGTCCGCCGGAACCGGAAGTATCACCGGGCAGGGGGCGGGGCAGATGAACAGCGGCAGCTTCTACATCGATCCCATACCGGATTTTACCTATCCCCTGACTTGCGATTGTGTTTGCTACCCGGCAGCGCTGGCGGCGGACACCGATTTTGAGGCTATCCCGTATCTGTGGACCGATGCCGTCCCGTTCTATGCCGCCTATTACGCGCTGTTGTCGGCGCAGACATCGGCGCGCATGGCGGACGGCGAGCGCTACTACCAGTATTACCAGCAGTTTACGCAGCGCGCGCGCGACGCAGCGACGCCTGATGTGCTGCGGTACGAATACGAACAGGTCCCCGATCCGACTGCCCTCAACCAGATGGCTTTGCCGAAGGGCGGGGGTGGTGCGCAATGACCACCATGTTCGACCACATTCGGATGACCCAGCAGTTCCTTGGCGACGAGAACCAAGCTCGCGTCAATCCGCAAGACATCAGGCAGTGGGTCAATCGCGGGCGTCGCAAGATCGCCAGCCAGTGTCAATGTGTCCGCATCAAGAGTTCGATCAGCGGCCAGATTTTGACTTGGACGGTAACCAACGGCGGGCAGCATTACTCATCGTCCCCTGTCTGCGCGATCACGCCGCCAGACTTTCCCGGCGGCAATCCACTCTTCCCCAACGGCAATCAGGCGACCGCTAGCGCCAACGTGCAAGGCGGGGTGATTTCGTCAATCAACAATCTCTTCGGCGGCGACGGTTACTTCCAGCCGATTATGACCATCACCGATCCGACCGGGGTGGGCGCGACCGCAGTTGCGACGGTGTCGTTCGTGATGACGCTCAACCGGGGGCAGGAGGTTTACAACTTCGCCGATGTCGATCTGTCGGCGTTCCCCGGCGTGGCATCGGTTTACGGCGTGCGCAGCGTGTCGATCATCTATGCCAATTATCGTTATTCGCTGCCGATGTATTCGTTCTCGACCTATCAGGCGATGGTCCGCCAGTACCCGTTCCAGTATCAGTACGTTCCGACTTTCTGTTCGCAGTACGGGCAGGGCACGAAGGGTTCGCTCTACGTCTATCCGCTACCGTCCCAGACCTACCAGATGGAATGGGACATGCAGTGCCTGCCGCAGGACCTTAGTGATGACCAGAGCGTCGAAACGCTGCAAGGACCGTGGGATGAATTGCCACCGTATTTCGCCGCGCATCTGGGCTACGCCAAGCTGCAAAATCTGAACGCGAGCAAATACTATCTCGACCTCTACACAAGGATGGCGCAAGAGTATTCCGGAGAAGCGCGCATCGGGCGCGTCGTCAATCCATACGGGAGGTATTGATGTTGTCGCCGTTAGTCAGACGTTTTACGTCGTCCGACCTTAATGACCGCGCGGGCTGGATCGTGCAGCGGTTGGCCGTAAAGTACGGCAAGAGCGAGCATTTCATTGCCAACTATCTTCGTTCTCTTGCCAATCGCAATGACTGCCTGTTCTTGCGCACCGATTATGCCGTGATACTGGTCGAAATGGTGTGCATTGATCCGATGGCGGACGAGTGGGTAGCGCAGGAGCGGTTTATGCTCTGCGAAGATCGTCAGGCGTTTCACCAATTGGAAGGCGCGGCCAAGATGTATGAAAACGTCAGGTCGTGGGCGAAGTCTGCTGGTATCAAGAAAGTAGTGCTTGATCGAGGAAGTGACATTCCGCGCGAGCAGGTTCGCGATTATTTCTGGTCGAAGAAGATATTCCCCGAAGAAATGTTAACCGTGAGGGTTTAAGTGCCCTCACAGCAGCAACGCGACGAAGGCGATACCGGCGCTGCAAGACGCGGGCCTAATCCGCTGGTCTGCGAAATGTTCCAAGGCATCCAGACGGTCACTGACCGTAGCGGGGTGCCGGATCAGAATATGTTCTGGTGCGACGGCTTTATGCCGATTGCGCCGCGCAAGCTACGCACCCTGTACGGAATTGGCAGTCGCATCACGCCTACGCCCGGCGTCGCGGTGATGTTCTTTGACTTCTACAACATCGGCGCGCAGCCCTATGCGGTTGCGTTCTTGGCGGACGGGTCCGCAATACAGATCAACCTGACCGATCTGACGCAAAAGACCATTCTGCCGCCGACTACAATACTTAGCCCAACCGTCAACAGTGTTGGCGTCACCCAATACGGCAGCCAGTATTTGGTCATCGTTTCTAATCAGACGAATGGTTATTGGGTTTGGGACGGTCAGCAACTTTTCGGTGCCGGTACTCTCGCGCCCCTAGTCACGATGACAAATGTGGGGTCCGGTTATGTATCGCCGCCAGTCGTAACCGCCAGCGGCGGCCACGGCTCTGGCGCAACGTTTTCGGCACAGATCAATGCTGTTGGCCAAGTAGTCAGTGTGACAATGACCAACCCCGGCAGCGGTTACCTTGCCGGGGATGTGGTGACCTTGGTGTTCACTGGTGGCAATCAATCAGGAAGCGGCGCGTCCCTGACGCCGGTCATGGCGTTTTCTGGAACCGGTTCTGGGGCGTCGTTTACTTATTCGTGGACGCAACAGGGGTCAGACGCGGGACAGCCGGTTTATTTCCTTAGTTCTGTTACTCTTGTGAACGGAGGGTCTGGCTATAGTGCCGTTACGCTAGTGCACGTTACTGGCGGGCAAGTTGCTCAGGATGGTCATGACGCCGTTCTTAGCTTTACGATTACTGGTGGCGTGATTACGGCAGTAAGCATTGTTAACGGCGGCGGCTTTTGGCATCCGGGTAGTGTTGTTGCGACCGACACTGGTTTTTTCAAGATTAACTCTGTCACCATCAATAGCGGCGGGTCGCTTTACAGCACATCGGCAACGGTGACGGTGTCGGGCGGGGCAGCCCCTTCTGGCGCCTCTACACCTACGCAAGCTGCGATCACGCTGCAAATATCCGGCGGTAATATTATTGGGACCAACATAACAAATCCCGGTATTTACGGCGCGGCAACTCCGCTTCCGGTTCTGACCGTCAACGACAGTGCCGTCACAGCGGCCGGTACGGTGGAGCTTATGCCGTTAGGTGTGAAGGGCAACGCCGTTCAGACCTACGCCAGTCATGTCTGGGTGTTCGACGGCAAGACAGTTTCGTTTACTGCACCGGGGTCGGTGTCGGACTTTTCGACAGCAAACGGTGGTGGACAGTTTGTCTCCAGCGATAACTTCTTGCGTGTCGGGTATACGGCAGCGGTTCAGACCAACGGGTTTCTGTTCATCATCGGCGATAGCTCGATGAACTACATCTCCGGGGTACAGACCAATACTCCGCAAGGCGGCACCCCAACTACGACGTTCACCAATAATAACTCTGACCCGGAAATCGGCACGCCTTACCCGGCATCGGTATTGACGTTCGAACAAGACATCATGCTGGCGAACTCAGCCGGGATATTCGTGTCTTCTGGCGGGACCTTTGTCAAAAAATCTACTCCGCTTGATGGGGTCTACAACAGCGTTCCAAACTTCAATGGTCAGCAACTATCGGCCGCCAAGGCGACGATCTTCGGACAACGGGTGTGGTTGCTACTCGCCCCCCTTGTCGATCCTATTACATATGCCGTCGAAAATCGGATGTGGATGTTTAACGGTCAGTTCTGGTGGTCGTCGCCGCAGGACGTTCCCCTGACCTACATTTGCGGGCAAGAAATCAACTCGGTCTTTACGGCATGGGGCACGGACGGGGTTAGCATCTTCAAATTGTTCGTGACCCCGACAACCGGTTTCCAGAAGACGATGCAAACCCGGCTATGGGATGCGCCTGCCGGATACGACCATACCAAGAGTTCCGTTCGATTGTTTTCGATGGCGCGGTTCTTTGGCCAAGCCAATTTGTCCTACCAGATTTTTATCGATAACGAGTTCGGCGTTCCTGATCCGCCCGCGCAACCGTACACCGCTACGCCAACGCCGTTCTTTTGGCAGACGACCGGCGGTGCGCCGTATTTGTGGCACACAACTGGCGGTGCTACCTTTTTGTGGGGCGTGGCTTCCGGGGCGATTTCGGTGATGCCGCCCACCGCTATCGGACAGGTCGGAGTGTTAACTGGGATGACCACACTGACTACGTGCGACGACATGGTGCTGATATCGGAAATGATACAGGACGAAATCGTTCAATACCGTGGGTAGGTTATGGCTTGGACAACATTTGCGGCGCTGGGTACTGGGCCTGCTACGCCAGACATGCTGGATGCCAACTTTGGCATTCTGACCGTTCGTGCGCCGTTCGACTGCACCGTTACCGGGACCAACACGTTGACCATGGTGCCCGTGTCCGGCGCGACCGGGCTGGGGGTGTTTACCTTCGGAACGCAGTTCTCCGCAATTGCCGCCAACAGCAACACCGGGGCCGTGACCGTCAGTGTCACGGGATTTACCGGCAGTTTCCCGGTCTATAAGGACCTCGTTGGCGGCCCTACGGTAATGACCGGTGGTGAGATTGTTGCCGGGACGTTGTTCACGCTGTTCTACGATCAGGCGCTTAACGGCAATGCGGGCGGCTTCCACCTGCTGTCGGCGGCATTTAGCTCCGCTGGCGGAAGCCCGATCTTCGGTAACGTGACGGCAGGGACGGTTACGGCGTCGTTGGTCAACGTTTCGTCGCTTGCCAGCATTGCCAACCTCAGTGTTGCCAGCATCACATTTGTCCGGGGAGTGGGCACTTCGCTGCAACTGGGCGGCGGCAATTTCATCACCCGGTTTAATTCGCAGATTTCGGCGGTGTCGTTCGCTCAGATCACACCGAATACGCTTGTTACATCGTCGGTGACTTTCGCCGGGGTATCGACGCTGGACAACATTTTCCTTGGTTTCGGGACCGCCGGTCCGTCTGTTGTGAACTATTCTCCGTATGTGTCCGCTTCCGGAACCATCGTGATCAACGCCTTTACATCCGCGCCCGTCACCATAGCGGCGACTACCCTCACGATGCGGATAACCGATTTGGGATTTGCTGTGTGATGTCCCTTCCGTACATATACGCCCACCCGGAGAGTGCAGACGAATGGTCAACGTGGGGGTTTAACCACGCCGCCAACCATTACGATTGGGTGGCGCAGATACAGTCGCAAAAGGGCGTTCAGATCGACCGGTTTGTGCTTGACCCTGTCGATCCCAACGATCTGGGCATGTGGCTATACAACCATCAGGTGATGCACGATCAGGTTAATGCTGTGCTTGGGACGCAGGGCTTTAATCTGCTAAGTTTGGACCTTCAGGACCCGAACGAACTTGCTATGTGGCTGCGTCTTAACGGGGACGAACATGTAAGGATATCTGCCGCGCTAGGAGTTGGCTGATGTCATTTTTGAGCGATCTAATCCACGGGAACTTCGGCAATCTTGGCGAGGACCTTGCCCCGCAGAATATCTTCAAGGACACGATATCGTCGTTTCAGAACCAACCTATGTGGGCAAAGGGTTTGGAGATGGCGTTACCGGTCCTTCTGACCGCAGGCGCGGCCCTGCCGGAAATGCTGGCGGGTGCAGGAGCGGCAGAGGGAGGCTTGGCAGCGGCCGAAGCTGGTGCTGGCGCGGTGGATTTGACGACGATGGGGGGCGCGGCAGAGGCAGGCTTGGGCGCTGGGGTAGATACCACCGCAGGCGTTCTAGGTGCAGAAGCTGGTCCGTTCGCCGGATTACCGGCGGACCTCGTGGCTTCTGGTGGTGGGACGGCCGCCACTGATGTTGCATCGGCCACGGCGGCACTGCCGCCTGATATTGCTGGCGTTGCGCCGGATTTGAACCCCGCTTTGTTCCAGACTGTTGCGGGTGCGGGCGGCGAGAGCGGCCCCACTGTCGCCAGCACACTGACGGGCGACTTCAGCGGCGGTAGCTTCGCCGCCGGTACGCCGGGCGGCGTTGCGACTGGTGGTGCGACAGCCCCGGCGGCGGGCAGTATCTTCGGACCTGCGCCCACTGCATTTGATCCCGGCATGGGAGCGCCGCCTATTGCGTTTGGCGGGGTTGGCTCTCCCGCTGCGGCTGCCGCAGGCGCGCCGACACCGGGGGTTATGGATACTCTGGGCAGCACTTTCGGTTCTATAGGGTCGGGGATCAAATCCGCCGCCCCATGGCTGGGGGCTGCCGGGCTGGGTTACAGCTTGTTCCAAGGCTATCAAAGTCAACAGGCGCAGAAGGCGCTTCAGAAGCAAGAGCAGGATTACCAGAACGCCATTGCTGGTGCGGGACGCGCATCGTTGGCGGCGGCGCAGCCGATGCTGGAGACCGGAGAGGCGTTGATGACGGGAGGCACGGTGCCCGCTCCGATGCAGGCGCTGTTGGACAACTTTCGCAATGCGCAACGAGCGCGGATCATTCAAGGCTACGGCGCGCGCAATCAGAACACCGATCCTACCCAGAACAGCGCGCTAACGGCGGACCTTAACGCCGTGGACAACCAGATGCTGGCGTTGCGCGAGCAGATTGGTCAGCAAATAGTTGATACGGCGAATACCATGTTGTCTCAGGGAGTGAACGCGACCCAGATCGCGGCAAGGTTGCCGATCATCATGCAACAACTCGATATGCAGTTACAGCAGATGGAAGGCAATGCGATTGCCAACTTTGCATCTGCCATGAGTGGCGGATCGATGAGGGTTGCCGGTCTGGGCAGTGGGGGACAGAACCTCAATATCAATCTGACGGGCGGCGCTGGGCCATTGCAGGTGTAACCAATGGCCCTTGAAGTTGGCGATGTCAGAAAGGTCGATCCGCCGCCGCCGCCAATCTCTGGCGATGACGCCTCGCCTGAAGCGACCTCGCCCTATAAGCCAGACCCTACTCCGGTCCCCAGTATTGTCGCTGCACTAGAACCGGACGTGCCGGACATTCCGGGCGGAACGTATGGCACCCAACCTGCCGTGCCAGATACGGAACCGGATACGGCATCGCCGTCCAGTGTTGTGGCTTCGCTGGATAAACCGGGCGTCTTCACCGATGTTTTTACCGGCAAGACTTACAATTATTCCGATCTGGCCAAAGGTGAGGCTGGCGCTTTAGACATCAAGATCGGTGCAGACAAGCTGCTGGAACAGCAGTACCGCGACCGTGAGCAACGCTACCGGTCTCAGCAGGAGCAATTAACCAAGGCTGAAGCTTTCAGTGTAAACGATCTTAAACCATGGAATGCGCAGCAAGCATTGGCTGCGACTAAGCATGATTTATGGGAGCAATTTGGTTCGCCCGGTTTCATCTTTTCGATGCTGGCGAGTTCGTTCACTGCCTACCCGATGGTGTCCGCTCTTAATGGCGGAGCGGCGGCGATGAATGCCATCAATCAAGGCGATATGGACGCCTACAACACGGCGTTTGATGCTTGGAAAGAAAATACCAAGCTGTTGTTGGATCGCCATAAGATGGAGCAAGACGTTTTCAACGACATCGATAAATTACGCGCAGATAATTTTGAAGATTGGAAGGTGGAGACGGCAGTTGCTTTGGCGAGGTTTAACGACCAGCGCAAGCTAATGTTGCTGCATATGGGCATGTTCCCGGAGTTGGATGAAGCAAGGAAGGGGCAGGCGGAAGCGGCAAAGCAGATTGCTCAAGCGCGGGATGCCATTGAAGAGAATGAAGTGCAGCGTCAGATCGTCATGCACACTATCCAAGATGAGAGTGGCAAGATACGCCCGGAATACTTCAACCATCCGGAGCGTATTGCTGAAGTAATGGGCTTTGCCAAACGCGCAATGACCGCGCCGACAAACGCGGAAGAGGCGGCGGTTAATGCGGTTCTTACGTCGCCGGATTTCCCGTTGAAGTCTAACGAAGAAAAATCCAAAGCGCTGGCCGATGCAGTGCGGCCGATTTACGAAGCTAAGGCGGCGGGGAGGGCAGCGGGACTATCGGCAACGGATGCCGCCAATGTCACCAAGCGCGCTGGGGAATTGATGCAAGCTGCCGCAGAGAGAGGCGAGCCGATTACTGAAGGACAAGCATACAATCTTGCGCGCAAAGAACTGGAAGACACCAAGACATCCTCCCGTGGTGATCCGCTTAAACGAGCGCAGACGGCGGCTATATTAGAAAGGACCGCTGCTATTGAACAGGAGGCGGCTGACAAGGGCGAGCCAATAAGCCACCCTGATGCACTGGCTAGGGCGATAGCGGAGCAGAAACAGAAATCGGCTGGCGGTCTTGAGTTGACGGCGGATGGCGACACCAAGCCCCCGCCGGGGACATCACAAAACAGTTGGGATTTTGATGCAAATACATTCCGGCAGACCGGAGTGATGCCGTCATTGGGGCTTGGCGGCGCGCAGTATAAGGCCGGTCTTCGCAATCATGCTGCCTATCTGGAGCAAAAAGCCGGTGGCGATGCAGGAACGATGCAGGCCCGGTGGGCAATCAGTAAGGGGTTAGCGAAGGCGCTGGCAGGTTTTGAAGTTCAGGACGCGGCGGTTGAAGCGTTCAGCCGCAACGCGGAATTGAACAGCGCCGTGTTGCTTCAGTTGGCTGGCAAGGTCGACAAGACGGGCGTGCCCGCCATCGAGCGGTGGCGACGATGGTTGAAGGGCGGCAAAGGCGACGACGACGTTACTGCTTTCAACGCGCAAGTAATCACTTGGCGCAACGAAATTGCCAAGATCGTGACCAGTCCAAATCTCAACGGGCAGCTTACTGTCCATGCCATGGAGGAAAGCAAGACTTACGCTGGTTCGGATTGGTCGGTTAACCAGATTGAGAAGACCGTTAATCTTTTCAGAGGCGACGCGGAGCGGCGAAAACAGAGTATTACGGAGGAAAGGAATAAGCTGGCCTTCCAGATCGCGCATCTGGTTGATCAGATGCCCGGTAAGGAAGAAATCCCTGCCGTTACTGCGCCAACATGGTTGCCGGAAAAGTATCAAAAAGCGGCCATCTGGCTGGCTACGCACCCTAATGATCCGCATGCGGAAGAGGTAAGGCAAGAGATTAAGAAAGCTCTTGAGGGGGTGCAGTGATGGCGGAAGAGGATTTTGACCCCGTTGTCTTTCTTAAGGGCATTTCCGAAGAGAAAACCCCTGCTTCTACAGAGACAGCGAAGGATGTAGTTGGTCAGGTGCAAGGCTCCGGAATGGAGTTCTTGCGGGGGATGGCGGCCGACCCGGATATTATGCGCTGGGGCGCACGCCAGCTTGGGATCGGGGCCAAGACTGAACAGGCCGGTGGAGAAGGTGTGGTCAGGGGCGGCAAGGTCCCGGAAAAAGAACCTGAAGAACTGACCGGCGCGCGTGTCGCCGGTAGTCTCATACCGGGTGCGGCGGCTGCCGGTGGCGTTCTCAAGGGGATGAAAGCGCTTGAACGGGCCGGGCCGATGGCAGAACAGTTTGCCAAAAGCCCGATGTGGAAGTCCGTTCTTTCTGGTGCTGCTGGTGGCGCAGTTCAGCCCGCGCCCTTGGGGCCTGATTATGTGGAGCGCAAGGCAGAGCAAGTCGGTGTCGGCGTAGGCATGGGGTTTGGCTTCTCGGTTGGCGGCAAGGTCGCGTCTGCCGGGCTGAGTGCGCTGGGCGATTGGCTTGCACGGGATAACCCGGCTTTGCTCCAGAGCAGAGCTATCGCCCTTGTTCTGGATCGCATCAACAAAGCGCGCCCGTACGGAGCGCCGTCCGCGCAAGATATGCTGGATATCACTAACGCGGCTAACGCTCGCGGCAAGCCGATGGCGTTGATTGACATTCAAGATCAGCATCGATTGCGGTCGCTGGGCGGGCACCTGTCGCGCCGTCCGGGGGCTTGGGAACAAGTGCGCGCTTTCTTGGCAAATCGTGATGTACTGGCCCGGCAGCGCATTGCGCAGGACATCAATCGATATGTTTCTAGTGGCAGCACAGCGTTTAAGACGGTTGAGGGGCTACAGGATGCCCGTACCGCAGCTTCCCGTCCGTTCTATGAACAGACAGATGCGCTGCAAAACATCTGGTCGCCCCGGCTAGAGCAGTTTCTGAATGAGCCGTACGTTAAGCGCGGCTTGGCAAGAGGGTATGTGCTTGAGCGTTTGGCTGCGTTGTCCGAAAACAAACCGTTTGATCCAACAACGATAGGTGTCGATCTGGATGCTAACGGAGAAATCCAGTTTTTACGGAAGCCCAATATGCGCGTTCTCGATATGGGCAAGAAGGGACTGGACGCAATCATTGAAAGCCCGGAGGGCAAGAACCAGACGACGGGTAGGCTGACGGAGCTAGGGCGTGAGCTATCTAAGGTTCGCAATAAATATGTTGAGGAATTGGACGCGCTTGACACATCCGAAGTTTATAAAAAGGCACGGGAAATCTGGTCCGGGTATTCCGCCAGTCTTGACGCAGTAAAGAACGGGAAAACTGCTTTTGAGCGCACTCCTGAAGAAAACGATTTCTTTCTGAACGGCAGGATTGGCCCGGACGGCAAGCGTATCGGCGGCATGACGGAAAATGACAAGGAGTTTGCGCGCATTGGTCTAGCCGACACCCTACGGGAAAAACTCGCTAAGGCCGGACTGAACTCTGACGAAAGCCTTGCCATTGTCAAAAACGACTGGTCGCGTCAGTTGATGCGGCCTTATTTCAAAACGCAGAGTGATTTTGACAACTTCGTTCAGTCCGTTTTGGACGAGAACACTATGGCACGCACCAAGAACGAGTTAGTACGGGGATCGCAGAGCATCGAGCGTGCGGCGGCAGACCAGCAGGAAGCTCAGTTAAAGCTCGGGGCGATGTACCATACGGCAAAGGGCTTGGTGCATAGCCCGTTTTCATCGTGGCACTGGCTTTCCGCAGTAACTGATGGATACAAACTTTGGCGACAAACCGGGCTGGGATCAAGCGAGGCTATGGATCAGATGCTCGCCAAGATTTTATTCTCCGAAACCTCTCCGGAGAATGCTGTTGCTCGGCTGTTGATTAAGCCCGCAGCAGTATTGCCGCCTACTCCGCAGGCTGCCGTAGGCAGGCAAATACACGACGTTTACGCGCCTGTGGCCGCTGGCGCGGCGGCAGGGGCAGAACTGGAAGTCCCAGAATGAAACAGACGGCGGCAGCCATCGAGCAACTGGCCCTGACAGTCGCCGAAAGCGCGGTCAAGGCCAAGAAATTAAGGGATCAGGTGGAAGCGCTGCGGGTGCTGGCCCCGTTCTATACCGTATTGAAGAAACAGCGAGTGCACGTACCTGACGCGCCCGATGACAAGCCCAGCATCGGCAGCATGCAGGACGCCCTGCGGCAGATAGAGGGGACCAATGGCAGAACCGTTCCGCATCATCGAAGACGAGCCGACACCGCCCCCACAAGCGAGGTCTGACCGGCTTGAAACGGTGGGCATGCAGGCCCTGATGCTCGGGCTGGGTGCGCTGTCCAAAAGGGTCGTGGTCGCCCTTCAGAGCATGTTCGTGCTGCTGGCCACGGGGTCGGCGTTTGTCTTGTGGTGGTCGGTTTTGCCGTCCCCGTCCATTTTGCAATTAGTAGGTCTGGGGATGTACGCTGCGTTCGTCCTTGCGGCTTCGGTCATTGTCCGGAGGCTATAGTGCCTGCCGAAAAGCACACAAGAAAAGCAAATACGCCGAAAAAGCGCAGGCAGTGGGAGCATGTCCGGGCTAGTATGGAAGCGCGCGGCGCGTCGCCAGCGGCGGCCATACGGGCAGCTAGTGGTGTTCTGAAACGCTCTGGTCGGCGTAAGGGCAGGCGGTCCGGTCGCCGGTAAGGCTAGGCGATGGCTGAACAGCCGGTAAATGTAACCCTCCTTACGACCGGCGCTCCGATTGCGGCTGACAGCGTCGTTATTTCAGGCACGTCTGCCTTCGTTCAGCAGGTCAAGCTCCTAGACGGTACTCCGGGCGGCACTGCCTTTATCCCCGCAGTAACGACCGCGCCTACGACCGCTGTGGCGGGCCTTCCGGTATGGGTAGGGGGCGCGTCCGGCGGCATTATCGGCACCGTTAACGTATCCGGCAGCGTGGCTGTGACCGGATCGATATCCGTCGCCCAGCTAGACGGCATCGTCGCTACCACCACGCAAGCCAGTGGCGTCACCGGCATTCCCGTCATTCTCGTCGCGTCACAAACTATGATCGTGGCGGTGTCAGTCGCTACGACGGCGGTAGCGACTACGACGCAGGCGGCGGTTACCGGCGCTGAAGTCTGGCTCGCCCCGACCCAGACCCTGTCGGTGGTGTCTACCGTTGCGACCCTGCTAGGGACAGTCGCGGTAAACGTAGTAGCCGGGGGTGCTGCGCCCGGCACCACGTTCA